TTTCTAAGTCAGACATACCAGTCGCAAAGTTAGAGTAAGTTCTAATCCTTGTAGCCCTAGCTTCATTCTTCCCGCGCTGAACCTCAACTAAAGACTGAACAGTTCTCTTCCCTGACTCCAGCCCAGCTTGGGTCTGCATTACAGCCAAGTCATCAAACGCAACTTCTTTTTGGCCCTCAAAGAAAGCCTCCATGCTAGAGTCGATATCTCTGTTGAAAAGCAATGTTGCTTCGTTGCTTGCGAGGTCATCAAAGTATTGTTGATAGCGCATATTCTGTTGCTGCGCGGCTTGTGCTTCACCGATAATTCTATCGGTAATCATGTTTTCTGCGGTTTGCTTAGACTCTTCTTCCTGTGCTCTAGCGGCTTCGTTGCCACCCATCAGGCTTAAGCCCATTCCTAATACTTGGAAAAAACTCATTAGAATATTAACTCCGCTACTAGACCATTTATTTGCAAGTTTAGTGGTGCATCTTGCGTAATGGTAATCTGTGGGTCACGACTATAACCCATCAACCTAAACTCTTTCTTTCCAGTAAACGCCGCTGTCTGTAAGGACAGATCATCAGTTACGTTTCTAATAATCAAAGCGGTGCCATTTACCTTGCATGATAAAGTACTGTTCAAATCTAAGTAAACGCTACCTAAGCTTCTAGGCGTTCCCGTTAAAGGGCCGGTGCCAACAGAAGCGTCAATAGGATTTGTGGTTAGCTCTACGTTGAACTTATATCCAATCTCAGCAGTTGTTAGGGATGCATCAACGCCAGAAACATCTACATTGCCAGAAGTCACAGTAAACTCTCCAACAAAGTTATTACCGTCTACAACCTGAACAACAGCCCCATTATTAAAGTCAGAGGAAACATTAAATACACCAGCCGTTCCGCTGTACTCTTTAGCCATGTCTGTATTAAAGCCAGCATTGAACTCACATAAAACAATCTTTTCTGTGCCATCACCTAAATCATATTCAACATTAGCAAACACACGATCATCAATCGTTACAGTCGAATGGAATACACCATTGGTAGTAAACTCAACCCAGCCAGCGCGTTGCTCTGCTCGATTGGAGTTAAAGACTGCCATCGTGCCATCGTCATTTAAAATAAAGACATAGCTCTCAGACCTGCTTAACGCTCCATAAAGCGTGTTCATTTCTATTGGTGATTTAATTAAGTGTGATGATATCGTTGATATAGGGCTAGCAACATATGCAGCCTCACCATCGCTAAAGATATACTCCCTAACAATCTGACCGCCCTTTTGAATAAACAGTGTTGCACCATCAATTGCTTGCGGTCTTTCATAACCAGAACCAAAAGGTGTTTGACGCCTGACCTGTGCATTGGTTGGTGTTACCGGCTGGTTTTGAAACGCCGGTACATACATCTCAGAAGATGCAGTGAATACTTGCAAGTCACGATTAGAAATCAAATGACGGATTTGCTGAATCTCACCAACAGATGCAGTGAGGTGAATTGATTCATTGTCCTTCGCTTCACCAACATCAAAGTTGTAGTACGATGCAATCTTACTAAACCAAATTGAATCTGGCTGCGCCAAGGTTCCACCAAATACCAATCTGTTTTCATGGAATGTAACCGCTGAGGGAAAGCCCCGCAGCGATGAATAGGACTGCTCATCCCAAGATGTAGTTGGTGCATGTGTTGTTATATCTGGTGTGCCGCCACCAAGCTCAGAAGCATTAGCAGATGATCCAGCTGTAAATGTAAACTTATCATCACTAAGAACGCCCGCTACAGTGCGAGAGCCGTTAAGTTGGTTTATTGAAATGCCACCAATTGTGCCCGCATTTGATACCGTAATCGAATTGCCAACAGACAATCCATGATTCGCCAGTATAACCTCAATAACATTTGAGCCTTCATTGGTCTTAATAGAGTTTGCGCTAAGCGTAACCTTCAGGGAATCAAGTATATCACCGGTCGCAACAGTAGAGCTTGTCACGCCAGTAATCTCAATCTCATTGCCGTTGTATCTAACGGTTGTGCCTACATGCTTTGATGGGCTGCTCGTATCCCAATACGCTCCACTGGTTGTTAGAGTTACGCCGCTGCCACTAGACGCAGACGGATCTAAAGTCATACCGGCAGACTGAAACTTATAGTAAGGCTGATAAACCTTTGTTGCATCCGACTTCTGGTCAAACTGAAATGATTCAACCTGAAATGTGGTAAGCCCTGTTCTTACAAGTTGCTGTGGTACAAATGTTGGGTGAGCTAAGAACATAACATCGCCAGCTTGGGCATATGTATATTCGTGCAAATAGTTATGATCGAAAGGAAGCGTTGCACTATTTACGTTGGCAGTAATCGTTTGGATTAATGAAACAGCACCAGTCGAAGGGCTTATCTGAAAGACACGGATCTTCTCATGCTCAAGCGAAATAATGTACTGCTCGTCATCGGAGAATATAAAAGGCAATAAGCGGCTTTGCTGCCGCTTTGATGTGTTGATTGCAATGTCATACTGGTAAATGTTTTTTAAACCAGATCGCTTAATTACCCCGCCCTCAGATCGGAGAAAGAAGTTCTCAACGCGCTGAGCCGATTGATTGTAGATTGGCGTGTCAGTCCTAGAATACAAAGAGGGGCTAACTTCACCAAACTGGAAGTTTGTTAGTGGAACCTTAACCTTCTGCATTATGTACGCCTATTTGATATAAACCGATTCGTGTTTAGCTTTCGCGTGGTTTGTTGCTGCGAGTCTAAGCCACGAGCTTTTATCATGAATATCTGAGCTTGCTGTGCCATCAGTCCAGCCAATCCCTGATCTCTCGCTAGACCAACAGCAAACACTGCGGCTAACTCATACTGAACAGCAACAGTAAAATATGAAGGCCAGTCCTGTTCTTCTGCACGATATGTGTAATCTAGGACTAGCTCAGAAGAAGCGGATTCATCGCAAAACAATTTGTTTCCATATGTCTGATACTGAATGGGTGTGTCATTTACAGTAACAGCATGTGTCATTAGCCAGCCACTAGGTAGCTGATAAGCCGCATCGAAGCGGCCAGTTGGCGCTTCACTCAATCTATTCATAACGGCTTGGTTTGTTGCAAACCGCCAGCGACAGTTTACCAAAGCAGAACGTGCAACATCTTCATACATATTAGATGCAATCAGTGCTTCGTTGTTGCCATCATCAAATGAGGTAATTGGCTCAGCACCAATAAGGATTAAAGCGCGACTGCAAACATCTATTGGTGAGCTTGCGTGTGTACTAGATACTGCCATGTCTAATCCTCTGAAAGAGAGAAGGGGGCCGAAGCCCCCGACCCTTTAGTTGTTGTCTAAGACTTCGTAAACGCCGTTGTCATCAATAACAACAGAACCCATAGACATCATTGATGTCGCAAGGTGTGACACTTTTTGTGGCACATAGTTTACTTCAGTCGTGACATCAGAGTTTACGCCAATGCCAACTGCTCGCATGTGGTACGCAAAGTTCTTACCACCAGCTACCGCAGACGTTGAGAAGATCTTGAAGCCCAAGAACTCTTTCATTGTCATGCCGCCAGCAAATGGCAAGTTTTGTGGACCAACAAAGTCAGATGATGCAAACTCGTTAATGTTAAACAAGTCAGCAAAACCAGCAGGGGCCATCGCAATATAGCGCTGTCCGTCTTCTGGAATGTCAGCAGAGCCGAATGTTTCAAAGATTGAAAGCAAGTCAGCTTTTGCTAAGGCACCAGTAGTGTCAGCAATCTGAGTTGAGTTAGCACCAGCGTCCATTGCTGTTGTAATAATCTCGTCAGTCTTGCGACCCAATGCAGAAGCAGCAGACTCGGCAACAGCTTGACGCTCGTTGATGTTGATTTTCAACTCGTCAAGTTTGTCAATGTATTCTGCGGCGTAGAAGTCTGCCATGGTTACTTCAACGTTGGTGTGCGCTAATTCCATTGCGGTAACGTCACCATTGCGTGTTTTAGTTGATGCAGCACCGGCTCCAATTTTTTGGAAACGAGCGACAGAACCAGTCACGTTTGTTGAGCGGATAGTATTGCGAAGCTTGGAACCCATGCGCTGATAAGCAAGATGCACATCGGTTTCAAACTGTTTGATAAAGGCTTGGTCGATTGTATTAGCCATTTTACAGTTCCTAAGTTGTTGTTACGGGCATCGGGGTATCCGCTCGGCATCATCAACGAAGGTATCCTATTGGGCTTCTCAGTGCATTACGGGCCGTGATGTTTCATGTGAAACATAATTTTTCACAGGATTGCAACGCACAAATTCAACATATTGTGTATTTTTGTACTCAGCGGTGCAAACAGGTTCGAACCCAAGCCATGCAGCCCAGTTCAGCATTGCCTCATAATCAGCTTGGATTGTCATAGAAAGTGAAGGGTAAGACTGATCGAAAAAGTTTATTAACATCTTTGAGCCGCGAGCCAGCACAGTAAAGTTACTTTTTAATTTGCTGCTAAACATTGCAAACATCTGTGGAATCTTTTGGTCAAACAACAGGCCGCCAACAAAAACAATCTCTCCCTGACCATCCCTAACAAGGTACACCTCGCTCATCTCAGTCATTTCCTTAAGGGCATCAATAACGCTGGTGTGACCGAGCTTATATATTTCTCGAACATTTTCTGGATGAATAACGTGTACGAACTCATACACATGATCCTCGTTAAAGGGAGTCAAATAGTAAGACCCCCTTTGCATGATTTTAATTTCATCCATAAAGTTTCTGATACCCCTCATTAACTTTATTAACCCAATTGTCATCGCGCCTTGCTGGGTTCCAGTATCTTTCGTCCTTCATCATATCTTGCAATTCAACTTCACTAAAGTTTGCAGCAATATTGTTTTGCTCTGAAACGCTTGGATCTTTCATAGCTGACATAATTGCCTCAAGCGCGATAATGCCTTCAGATGTTTCACACATACGTTCAATTGCTGGAATAGCTTCTTCTGGAAAGAATTGATTTGCAAACAAGTTGGCCGCTTCAATCCTAGCAGTAGAGTTTTCGCCTAGCTTTGCAGCTTCAGCTTCCATATCTGGCTCTGGCCCCATGCCACTCATATACATCTCAATACCCTTTTGAAACTCCTCATGGGTATATCCGTTTCCGTGACAGTGCTCTGCCCACTTCTGGAGCATATCGCTTTGGAGTGCCTCTTCACTATCAATAAAGTCTGGCAACTCATATTCACCAGCGCTTGCAGGAACGCCCTCAGATGCTTGAGTTTGCAACTCTTCCATTAAACGGTTGCGAACATCTTCTTCCTTTTCGCCTAGCTTAGACTCAAGAGCCTTGTATGCTTTACCCAGATCAGCTGGGTCATTAAACTTTTCAGGAAGCCATTCAGGACGATCAGGTGTTGCCTCTGGTGTTGCATCAACCTGTGCTTCTACTGGTGCTTCACTTGCTTGTGCTTCTTGTTCCATTATTCTTTACCTTGTGTGCATGATTCATACGACTTTCCAAAAGGCCAACGATATAACGCTGGCCCTCCATGTGGCGCAATTCTTCCGTAGTAACATTAGGTCCGTGTACCATCTCAATGGTAATCGACCTCAAATACTTCAACACCGCTTGGCCTGTGTCTGAGCCAAGCAGCGTTGCTATGTTTTGACTAATCTCACGATCTTTGTTCTGTGGCCGCTGTATTCCATCAACGCCTACATTAATCTTCTGGTTCAAGCATTACTCCATTGGTTGTGGTGCTTGCCCCTGAGTTTGCTGCATTTGCTGCATCATTGCAACTATCTGTTCGCGTTCTTGTGGATCTCTTATTAAAGTATCTGGCACACCAAACTTCTTAGCTAGATATGCAGCAGTCTCTTCGCTGTTAATAAGTAGCTGCATCATCTCTGGGCCAAACGCGCCTTGAGCCAATTCAAGGAAGCGCGATACTGCCGTAATATCTTGGTTGGCTTGCGCTTGCGCCAATGGCGACACTGACTTAACTTTAACTTCACGACCATTCACCATAGGCACATCAATGCGCCCCTGCTTCTTTAAAATATGAATGACTCTTTGCAACACAGGTTGAACCAACTCTACTTGCAATCTTCCAAATGCAGAGCCAATTCGACGAGATAAGTCAGCCATACGTTCCGCAACCTCAGTTGCAGAGGCAGGGGTTCTATTCGGATCGCCAAGCATATCGTTGTATAGAGCTCGCTTGATATTGTTTCTCATGTCATTAAGAATCAATTGAGCAACATCAAAGCTTCCCGCTGCTTGTATAGGTTGCAATCCTGCGGAGCCCATCGCCTTCGGGATGATCGTGCCCGGAACTAAATTAATAGTATCAGGGTTTACAACCCCATCATCTTCCATTTGGTAAATACCAGAGATAGCCATCTGTGCATTCTCAAGTATTAACTCAACAGTTAGATTGGTTGTCTTGATTGCAGAAAGGGCATTGAACAGAGGCCCTCGTCCATAAACTTCACCAGCGCATTTAGCCCACCTAAAGCAGATAAAAGGATTAGATCCCAAGCCTTTCATCTGACGCTTCATTAGCACAGACTTTGTAGTCATGCAGATTGCGTAGTGGTAATAAGCTTCTTCGTTTACCTTAGAATAATCACGACAAACAATCTCAAGGACAGTCGTTGTTTGATCAGATTGATTAGCCATTAAGCCAAGAAGCTCGTTATTAAATGTTCCCTTCGGATACATTATCTTAAGCTGATCGAACCTAATGTTCTTTCTTTCACGAAACACATGATCAATTCTATCGTCGGGGCCGGTGTCCAGAATGACGTGTGGAAGGGGGATAGCTGAAAAGCGAATGGGGGTAATTGCATCCCCTTCCTCGCAAACCAGAATACCAGTCCCGACTGCCA